GTCCGAACTACCCGTAGAAAAAAAACCTTGGGGGAGGACCCGTCAAAGCATCGGCGGCCTCATCGTCGACTGCGCGAGCTGAAAGCCACGGGCAAACTGCCTCGCAAGTTCCCTCTTCACCGCCCTTTGTACAATCTCCTCGAACGGCAACCGCTTGGTGTAAGTCGGTGGCGTTGATGAGAACAAGAACACAGGCCGGATTGACTCACCAAAGCCAAACGACACGCGCTCCCAGATGCCCGGCTTCAAATGCCGCGTCCTCGGATTGCTTGGCACCGCTGAAAAGTAGCGGCCCTCTCTCCTGCGCTTGGCGCGGCGAATGTTCCTCGCCCTGCTGACTGCCGTCTCTCTCGTCAGCACATCGCGGCTTGACCGAGTTTGGGACAGGATGCGGTTTATCACCGAACCCGGCACGTTACCGTAACGGTCCAGCGGGGCGTTCTTTGTTGGGATGGCGTAGTACCCATTGGGCATAACACCCGCCCGCTGCATCAGCTTCTCGAATCCCTTGATGTTTCTAGCCCCACCCCGTATCTGAGCGATGAGCCAGCGTACAGCAGGATTGCCCTTATAGGCTTCATCCTTTAGCTTCACCTCGGCAACTAGGTTGCGCTTGGTCGCCGGCTTAGTTCGCACTGCCTTCAGCGTGAACTGGGTCGGTCTATCGAACACCCGGCCTATTTCGCGCTCTACGTCCTCCTGTGCCGCTTTAGCGCACTGGGTGAGGGCGTAGGCCGTGGCGAAGGGTATCTGGTCCTTACGCAGGCTCTCAAGCGCCTTCATGGCCTCTCTGAGGTCTACTCGAACGTCGATATTAATCATATGGCCCACCCAGTCTCGTGCGGCTTAGGCTGCCCGTGGTAGCAGGTCACGCTTGCCACCTTGCGTTCCGTGAGCTGGTGCGCCTTGTAGCTCACGACCATGCCCGGCAGGATGTCCTGCCACCGTGCGGCTGTGTCCAGCCAGAGCTGCTCCATTACCGCTTGGTCGCCCTCGATGGCGAACCGGCCCATATGGCCGTGCGGGCTCTTCTCCCAGTGCGCCCACATCCTCGCGCGGTCGCCCTCGGGCAGCATCATAAGCCCCGAGCCCAGCCCGTCTGGCCGGTAGAAGTCTCTCAGCAGCGTTAGGCGGTCAATATAGGCCAACGGCGTGATGTCGCCGTGAATCACCGTGTCGAGGTCGAAGTACAGCACCCGACCGCCCGAGAGCGTCATCAGCTCGAACTTCGACCACCAGCCCGGCAGGTTCTCATGCAGGGCGTGAGTGGCCACCTCGTAGTCATCTGAGAGGCAGACCCACTCATGCGGCCAGTGCAGGTTCGCGGCCACTGAGTGCCGTAACCGATTGACGTACTCGCGGGTATACACACCACCCGTCTTGTACACACAGGCGACCGTTAAACGCTCCACACCAAATCCCGACCGATGTGCTCGCGCAGCTTGTAACCGCGCTGAATAAGCCAGAGCTCGGCGGCCCCGTCCTTCACGGCGTACCGCTGGTGCAGGCCATTGACCTCGATAATGACGACAGGCTTCCATGTTTCGATTGTTTCGACTGCGCCTTGTAGCGCGAACAACTCGTAGCCTTCAACGTCAAACTTCAACAGGCCCACTTGGTTGAAGTGAAACCAGTCCAGCGGGTACATCGGCGCTTGGACCTCGCCCTCGGCGTCAATGTGCCATTGCCCGGTGTTCTCCGTGCCGGCAGCAAAGCGCGCCTTTTCCTGCCTCGCCCCGATTGCGTAGGGGTACACCCGGTGCTCCTCGCCGTGGTCCAGCTCCGGCAGGTGCCAGAAGTTGGCCGGCACCGGCTCAAACGACTCGACGGCAGCAAAGTGCTTCCGGAGTTCGCGAGTCCAGATGCCCTGGTGCGCCCCGACATCCACCGCCCGCTGCCAGTTCCGGACATACGGCAGAGCCGCCCGGAGGTGGCTCAGGTCGTGGTCAGGTGGCAATTCGGCAAGCATGGTGGCTCAAAAAAAAGCCCAGCAAAGGCCGGGCTAGTAGGGGGTTGAGGCAACGCGACTGAAACCATTTGTTCGGCGTGAGGTGAAAAATCCCACGTTGTAAGAAAACTATCAGAACTCCTCCGACTTGTCCCGAAAAACTTATCCCGGCTCATCGGCTAAGATTATTTCCACGGATTCGACCAAGGTCAGCGCGTGGTCCAGCTCAGAGTAAAACACGTTGCGACCGCATTCCACCTCAAACCTTGCGCGCTTCGCCGACCCGCGACCTTCGACGTAGACCGCCCACAGTATTGCCCGCTGGCGCTCGGTCATGTCCTCAACCGCCCGGCGTACCACCAGCCCGTCGAGCGACCACACCTCAGGGAATACCTGCACGGCCTGTTTATAGCCACCGCTGTCGCCGTCCTTCCACTGAGCCGATGGGCTGCGACTGGGCCACCCGTCCACAATCTGGCCGCCATCGGCGAACACCTTCCCGCCCAGCGAAATGCGCCGTTGGTCGTCGCCCCAGTTACGGGCCATCCGGTGGCCGGCTCGGGTTTCCAGTCTGCTCATGGTTTGCCCTCAAAAATAGCCAGCGCCTCTTCCGACGTCCGGACAACATAGACGCGGCCACCGCCCGCCTCAACGTCAGCCACCATCGCCTTCTGTGCCGGCGTGAGAGAGCCGCTGCGGCCCTTCACCTCGAGCAGATGCCAGACGCCACGCCATAGGCAGGCAAGGTCAGGAAAGCCGCCGTCCGAGACCTGAAACACCCGAACGCCACGCGAACGCAGCGTCGTGATGATTTCGCCCTCGTTAGCGTCGCGCTTGGCGGCCCGGCGCATCAGCTAAAGGCCAGAGCCGTCAGCATTGCCAGGCAAATGGCCACGACCACAATGCTCGCAATACGGCTTTCCTTCGTCGGCGTCTGACGGTCTTTCCAGTCGTACATTTCGGGCTCCTTTTCTGATTGGTCCCAACTTTTGCGCGTGTTGCGCGTAGGTCTTCTGGCATGAACCGCAGCAAGACACCAGCGGCCCTTCGCCTTGATTAAAATCCCGGTCACACAAACGGCAGCTATAGGTTGCTTTTCTATCTCGCGCCTCGCGCTTAGCCGCTGCTCGGCAGTCTCGGCAGGTTTTGCCTCGGGTCTGCGTCTCATCGTCAAAATCGCTGGCCGGCAGAACCTTCGAGCACCTGCGGCATTGCCGTGGTGCCAGCATAAGCGCCCCGCTGATCTCCTCCTTGGGTTCGGCTTCCGTGGCCAGATAGATGCGGCCGCGAGAAGTCAGAGCCTCGCCGCGCTTGAGCATATGCTTTACCTGCGCGTCGACCGAAGCCTGCCCAGACTCAGAGAGTTGCGCCAGCGCATCGAGCCGAACAGACCGGATACCCTGCTTAACAAACTCGGTGAGAACAATAAAAACTGGTTTAGCGGCCATGATAGATACGCTCTTTTCCGCGGTACGGTTTGGCCTGCGTTTCCACCTGCGGTTTCACCTGCGCCGGCGGGAACTGCACCTCGTTCAGCAGCTCGAGCCGCCCGTGGCAGTTCCCCTGGTTATCCCGAATGGCCACCAGCTTGCCGCCCATGCGCTCGCGGAAGGCCGTGGCAACATCGAGCCAGCCGAAGTCAGTCAGCATCTCTGCCGGTGTTTTCATCTCGCCCGCCCGTCCGTGTAGTTAATGGGATAGGGCATATCTGGGCGGTCGTGAACCTGCCCGCAATCCTTCCGAAAGAATGCCGAGAGCTTCCCACACCACCCGCCGTGGCGGTTCTTCAGAACGTGGACAACAGACGATTTCGCGACATCGGTTCCCATCTCATCCGGGCCACGCTTCACAAACAGGACATTATCGGCAATGCCCGCAATTTCCCGAGCGCCTGCGACGTCGTTAATGTCCGGGTCAATGTCCCGGCTGATAATTTTGCGCGGGTGAACCACGAGGTGAATGTGGACGCCTGAGACCCGAGCCGTCGCCGCAACAGCGTTAGCAAACTGCCGCTGTTTCTCAAAGTCGTCGTTGGCCACATCGAGGCACATCAGCGAGTCGATGACCGCCTGCTTCAGTCCTCGCCGCGCGAGCGAGCGAATCACCGCCAGAACTTCAGAGCCGGAAGCATTGCCGACCACGCCCCAGACGTACAGCCTCTCCGTCGACCAGTGCAGGAAGTCGCCGAACATCTCCTCGTGTTGCACATCCCGAACACCACGGGCGACCATGCAAAGCCGAAGCAGCAGGTCTTCCGGGTCTTCCTCGAGCGAGGCAAAGAACGTCGGCTGGCCTCTGCCGGCCATCGCAATGGCCATCTGCCGAAGTTGCGTCGTCTTGCCTTCGCCGGGGTAGCCAGACCAGACCGTAACGCCGGCCGGAAACAGGCGCAAGTGGTTGCCTGTCGGGTCTGCTGGAATTGTCTGCCATTCGGCCTGCCGCTTCTGGTAGCGCGCGAGAACGTCCGAAGGCGACAGCTGCGAGAAGTCGACCAGGCGTCGCTCCGGCATCGCCTCGACCTCGGCATCGACGCCAGTAACCAGCATTCCCGCCAGTGCCGGGTTCCTGCGCTTCGCAAGTTCCACGAGGAAGTCGGTCATCGCATCGCCCTGCGCGTCGCCTTCAGGCTGGCCGGCTCGTGGCCAATCAGCGTAAGGGCAGCGTTCAGGCGGGAACCGGCCTCGATGAGGCGCTGACTGGACCGGGAGTAGCCTAGCTCGGTGGCCAGCAATGCCGCCACCGTGATTTCATAAGCGACCGCCTCCAGAATCTGCAAGGCGGGGATAGCCTGTGGCCGCGCCTCGCCGATTCGCTCCGGCATGATGTCGCTGAACCGAAGGCCAACAGCGCCCAAGACCGCCTCGGTCTCGCACCCGCCGAAGCAGTGCAGCAGCACCCGGCCTTCCCTGTCCGTGATGGAGAGACTGGGCGAACGGTCCTCGTGGGCAGGACACTTGGCCACCCAGCGATCTGGACCGGTATTGCGAACGCCCGTAAGCCGCGACATAAGGATTTGAGCGCTCATCCGTACTTCTCCACCCATGCCTTGTGCGCCGGGTTGTAGTTCGTATCACCCGGACCAAGCCAAAATGGCGGTATTGCTGGCTTCGTGCCGTTCGTCCCAGCGGCCTGCGCCCGAGCTGGTGGCTCGAAGATGCCGCGATAGCCCGAGGCGATGCTGTGCCGCACCGCAGCGGCCTGTCGGTCGCCCAGCGCAGCGAGCTCGGCAGCAGCAGCCGGGAGCGACTGCTCCTTCAGCGGTTTGATGAGGCTCTGCCGGTAGGCGAGCCAATCTGCCCAGGCGGTCAAATCTAATCCCGTGACATTCGACGGGTTAAAAATAACAGCGAGCTTCTGCTCGCGCTTCTTGTTCTTCTTCTCTTCTCCTCTCTTCTCTTCTAGGGGCGTAACGTCACGCGTAACGCCTTCCGTGACGTCACGCGTAACGCCTTCCGTGACATTACGCTCTGCTTCGCGCTTGCGTCTCTGGCGCTCCGCTGCCGTCTTGTCCTTTGATTCCTGACGCTTTTCCCATGCGGTGGGCTGCCAGTCGGCATCTATCACGGCAATTTCCATCAGGCGATTTTTCAAGTCCACCAGCGAAACGGAATCAATTCTAAGTGCCGACAAAATTACGCGCTCTCGCGTTCCGGAATTGCCGAACTGGCGGTCAAGTGCGCCGCCAGCCTTCAGACACAGCAGCACGACAAAGTGCCGCTGGTCCTCAAATGAGAGCAGCTGCACCACCGGGTCGGTGGCGAACTCGTGATGAAATTTAAACCAAGGTCCGATAGACATTTGCGCTCCCTTACTGCGCTGGAAAAAAGTGCCGGCGTGTTCTTAGCCACGGCGCCGGCTCCGTGGAAGGGCCGTTATGCCTTCCGCTTGCGCCTCAATGGACGTTCGCCAGTACCAGGCGTTCGCTTCAAACGACCTTCGGTAATGGCCTCCAGCTTGTACTGCACCATCTCCGGTGGGTATTCGCCCCAGTTATAAAAGGCCTGAGCCGTATAACCGAGCTTGCTCGCCAAGTTCTTCTTGGTGACAAAGTATTCAAAGACATCCTGCGTTTTCATGTGTGCGAGTGTAAACGAAAAAAAAGATTCTGCAAGAGTGTTGACTGCCGACTAAAACAAGTTTAATCTTCTCCCATCGCCGGCACAGACCGGCAGAGGCAAACGGAGACAAAATGAACAAGTTCATTGCTACCTACAAAGATGCCATCGCAAACATCGAGGCACGCATCGCGCAACGTCAAGACGGCAAGTTTGCTGTGACCATGCTCGATGTCGACTCCGAGCAGGTCTTCCCGGTCGCGTACATCTTTGCCGACCTAAACAAAGCCCATGAAACCGCCCAGAAGATTGTTGGCGGTGCGGCATGAGCCGCCTCCTCGTGATGGCCTGCTCGGCCACTAAGTCGAGCCACGCCCTGCCGCTGGCCGCCATTGACCGCTACACCGGGCCGGTGTGGCAGACGCTAAAGGCCACCGACCCCGGCTTGAACTTGGCGCACCTCACGGTGCTGTCTGCCGAGCACGGCTGGATAGATGGCCGCCGGCCAATCGTTAACTACAATCGCAAGCTGGACAACGTGCGTGGCTCCGAGCTGATTGCTTCGGGCGTCACCGCCGAAGTCGCCGCAATGCTGGGCGATGCCAGCGGCCACGGTCGCCGGCCGTTCACCGAGGTCTGCATTGTCGGCGGCCACTACTACCAGGCGGTCGCTCAGGAGCTGGTGCGCGAAGCCGCCAATTCTCTGGAATGCTTCACGCCTGACGTTCGCATCGTGGAGATCTGCGACCAAGTTGGTTATATGCGCCAGCGCCTGCGCGCTTGGCTGCTGGCTGGCATTGAGCAGGTGGCGGCATGAGCAATATTGTAGAGGCTCACCTAGCGAGCCAGCGCCTGCGTAGCATGGTCACAATGGTGAACAACGCGGCTTTCAACGCCACTTGGGAAGACTGGGTGGTTGAATTCAACGGCCTGCAAATGCTGCGGACGCCGAGCTACGGCACCGCGCTGGCGGTCTACTTGCAGATGCGGAAGGGGCCAACGACCGCAGAGCCGCACATCCGGGCTCGCGCTCAGGAACTGGCCGACACCATTCGCCACTTGGCGAACAACGATTTTACCGACCGCGCTATGGATGTCGTGGACGAGCTCGCGCTCCTCCGCACCTCATGGTGCTACGCAAAAGGGGAATGAAGATGCAGACCTACACCGAAGCAGACGTTTTTGCGCTCATGTGGCTGGCGGCCATGCTGGGAATGGGCCTCGTGCTGGCGCTCCTAGTCAACGGCTGGCAGAGCCTGAAGGCTCCGAAGAAGCGCCCGATGGCCGTCTACGTTAAGCCCGACCAGCGCTGCGAGCGCTCGGTCTACCACCGCACTGACTGGTGGCGCATCCAGCGCACCCAGCGCGAGGTCAAGTGATGGAAACGCCAAAAGTCTACGCGGCCATTGCCGGCTGCATTGCCACGCTGGCGAAGGACGGCATCAGCAAGAGCCGCAAGAACAGCCAGCAGGGATATTCCTTTCGCGGTATCGACGACATCTTCAACGCGCTGGCTCCGGTGCTGGCCGCAAACGCGCTTTGCATCATCCCGCGAGTACTGAACCGCGAGGTTACGGAGCGTCAGACGAAGGCCGGGGCAACGCTTTTTTACGTCGTGGTCGATGTTGAGTTCGACCTGGTGTGCGCGGCTGACGGTTCCCGGCATACCGCGAAGGTCTGCGGCGAGGCGATGGACAGCGCCGACAAGGCGACGAACAAGGCGATGAGCGCTGCCTATAAGTACCTCGCGCTTCAGCTCTTCTGCATCCCGACAGAGGGCGACAACGACGCCGACGCAGTGACCCACGCCGTCGTGACCGATGCCACGCTGCCCGGCTTGCTCAAGGCAGCTCAGGCGGCAGCCGGTGGCGGTATGGTGAACCTTAAAGACTGGTTCAACGGGCTGGAGGTCGGCGACCGCGAGCTCGTCTCCAAGGCGGCAGACTGGCCGCGCATCAAGGCGAGCGCCAGCAAGGTGACGGCATGAAGGTCCGAATCTCTGACCACGCCCAGCGTACGCCTGGTTGGTTCGCCGACCGCTGCGGCAAGGTCACTGGGAGCGCCTGTGCGGCCATCTTTGCCAAGGGTAAGACCAAGGGCGAGGAAAGCAGCGAGCGCCGTAAGTATCGCCTCCAGTTGGCGCTGGAGACCATCACCGGCCAGCCGGCGGGCTCCACCTATATGAATGCGGCCATGCAGCGCGGTATCGACCTCGAGGCCGAGGCTGTCGCGGCATACGAAGCGGCCACTGGCAACATGGTCACGGTGCCGGGTTTCATGTTCGCGGAGACCGAGCAGATAGGCGCCAGCCTCGATGGCCTCGTTAACGCTGACGGAGCCCTCGAGGTCAAGGTGCCTGACTCGACCACTCATCTGGCCTATATACGCGGCAAACGCATCCCGCCTGAGTACGTCGCGCAGGTCACGCATAACATATTTGTTAGCGGGCGTAAGTGGCTGGATTTTGTCTCCTACGACCCGCGCTTTCCGGAGCCGCTGCGCCTGTTCGTGTGGCGGGTCCACGCAGACGATTTGAACCTAAGCGCCCATGCCGAAGCCGTTCGCGGCTTTCTGGGCGAAGTCGAAGCCGAAGTTGATTCAATCAAGGAGTTGATGTGATGACTGAAT